CTCCTTTTCTTCTTCGTATTCATCTAAAATTAGTTCTAGGTAGTGGATAGCTTTTTCAATGTCTTGCTTACCACCTTTGTTCTTATGTCTAGTTACGTACTTAATCACATTAGCCTCAAAGTAAGGTATGTTGTTAGACCTAATGAACTCGATAGGTTGGATAGCCAGGTCTTTATAGTGACTACCTCCTACCTGAGTATCTTTAGCTTTCTTCTCCTGTGTTAGAGAACGAGTAGTCCTATTGCCCCAGTGAGTAGAACCCCAACGGTATGAAGACGAGAAGTAATCATCTGGGTTTGTACCTACAACGTCCTTTATGAGAACATCACCTGTCACGTAATCTACATGGATAGGTACCCAGTGGCCTCCATCTTCCCACTCATAGTTAGGTTTAACACCGCCTTCAGGTTTTTCAACCACAAAATCCAACCAGTAGTCATCTGACCATTTCGTTGAGTGTACGTAATCACCTCTTGATCCTAAAGAGTCTGAAAGGACTGTCACGTCACCAGTCTCAGAGTCCACTTTAATACTAGTCCTCTTTCCAAACAAGTCTTGAACAATGTAATCAGGTGTTATTGTCATCTGACAGTCCTTCCATTATGTCCTCTCCAGCTTGGATAAGACGTAGTTTAATAATATTTCTAACACCACCTTGAGGGATAACTCGTACCCCCCAAGTCAGTAGGAAGAACGATACCTTAAGTCTTAAGTTATATATCATAGGTATATCACCCTCCGTAAGCCTATAGCTTATTATATAGCAATTTGTAGTTGTTGTCAAGTCTTTTCTTTAACGAGGATGCCTGAGCCTTGTCCTTAAAGCTTCAGAGGGGTTGTTAGGTCCAGCGAACCCGTGGTACTGCATACCCGCCTCTCTAAGGAGTACGTCCTCATCGTCGATAATAAACATGAATCTCACACACCCATTAGCGAAGGTGGTGGTAGGAGGACCCCCTTGAGGGACACCCCACTTTCTAAGTTCCTCAAAGAGAGATTGCCTATCCGGCACAGGAACACATATCCAGATATTATTCACAACTACGAATTCCTGTTTCTACATCAATGTAGCAAGCACCACCTTCGATGAATGTCTCGTCTGATGGAGTATCAGGTTCGTCCACTACATCTTCTGAGGCACTAGCGTTAAGGATACCAAAGCGTTTACCTGATGCACGGAAAGTAGTACAACCTTTAGCACCACCATCGTACGCAGCCATGTAGACCTCTTTGAACTCATCCCAACCTACGTTAGCTCCTACATTACAAGTCTTACTTACAGCACTATCAACATACTCTTGAGCAGCAACAAGCATCCCAACATGATCCATAGCACTAATACTATCAGCAGTAGGACACTTAATACTCCACTCTCGATAGGCATAATCCTCAACCTTTTCGACAATAGGTCCTTCTCTAGTCTGAATAGTACGATCATAACTGTAGCTAAACACAGGCTCAAGACCACTAGAAACATTATTTGCGGTAAGAGAAATAGTACCTGTAGGTGCAATAGAGATAAGATGAGAGTTTCTGATGCCATGTCCATGGATAGCTTCCTGTACATCCAAGTCTAGTTTCTTGATGAATTCCCCAGAGCAGTACTTATCACGGTCAAAGGCAGGGAAAGGACCCTTCTCGATAGCCAGTCCTACTGAAGACATATAACAACGGTTAGCGATGAACTTCATCAACTTACGTGTAAAGTCTTTAGCTTCTTCTGTGCCGTATACGATACCAAGAGCACCAAGAGCATTAGCTAGACCAGTGATACCTAAACCCATACGACGCTTAGCTTTAGCCTCAGCTTCTTGCTCAGGTAGAGGATAAGTAGTTTCGTCTACTACATTGTCCATAGCTCGTACTACGTAAGGGATATCGTGCTCCAGTTGCCCCCAGTTAAACTCATAACTCCAAACAGATTGGTCTTCAGTCTTGTAAGTTACAGATACATACTGGACCATGTTAAAACTACCTAGTAGACAGGCACCATACGCTGGAAGTGGCTGTTCACCACAGGGGTTAGTGGCTTTAATGTCCTCTAGGTACCACAAGTTATTCATCTTGTTCACACGGTCAATGAAAATGACTCCAGGTTCAGCCCAGTCCCATGTATTACGTAGGATAGTATCCCAGAGGTGACGAGCACGTACTGAGTCGTAAACACGATCCTCGAAGACAAGATCAAACTCAGTATCAGCTTTAACCGCTTCCATGAACTTATCTGTAACAAGGACAGAGATATTGAACTGAGTAAGCTCGTTGTGGTTAGCTTTAGCACTAATGAACTTCATGATGTCAGGATGATCTACACGTAGACAACCCATCTGAGCGCCCCTACGGTGACCAGCAGAGGCAATAGTCTTACATAGTGCGTCCATGATACCCATGAAGGACACAGGGCCACTAGCTTGGGAGCCAATGGACCGGATACGTGCTCCTGAAGGTCGGATACCACTGAAGTCATAGCCTACACCACCACCTAGTTGCATAGTGACAGCTGCTTCCTTGGCCACATCCATGATACCTGTCATACTATCTGGTACGTCCTGCATAACGAAACAGTTGAAAGCTGTGATACTACGATAACTTCCTGCTGCTGCTTGCACACGACCACCTGGTAAGAACCGTTGGTACTTCAAGATATCTGAGAACTTGTTAAAGTGATCCTCATTGTCTGTCAGTGCCCCAGCTACACGTGCTACCTTCTGTGTGTACTCCTCTCCCTCTTGTCGATACTTTTCTTTATCAGCCCATACAGCCACTGGAATATGTGGTCCGAATGAATTGTGTCCTGTTGATGTCATATAATCTATTCCTTATCTAATTAGCCTAGTTCTGTCGTGATACCTAGCAGTAGCGTACATAAGATTACTACAACTAGGAATACTACAGCTTTGTGTCCGCTATTATTCATTTAGTCTCCCTACCTGAGGCATCCTTGTCTTCTTCCAACCAAACTAGACGATCAATGTCGTTACGGTTCATACCGATGTCTCGTAGCTCACGATCACTTAGTTTGTTTAGTTGTTTGATAGCATCTCGATGTAGACGCCAAGTCTTAAGGTAGTTAAAGTACCGTACAAAAATATTCATTCTAGTATTATCCCTATAGTTCTGGTGGTGTAGGTTCGAATGGTTCATCTTTAAGTTGACAATCATAGACATTGTACTTCCACTCGCACCAACCTTCTACGTTGTGAAATACGGCAAGCCAAAGTAATGATGCAACCACAAATCCAATGAACACCCCAATAAAGAATGTTTCTCCGTCACCATACATCACACCAAATCCTCTAGGTTAATCTTAGGAGCGTTAGGGTTCTTCGTTACCTTACCGTCCTCTCTGTATTTGATTGTACCGTCATCCTGAACCATACGACCCATATTATTCTCATGGACTCTGCGTACAGCTTCATCTAGGTTCCATCCCATAGCGTTAGCGTATCCATAACAGACATAGACAAGATCAGATAGTTCCTTGAGTTCGTCTGATAGTTTTAAGCTACCCATGTCAAACTCCTGGTACCACTCATCGTACTCTTCTACAACAAGGTTACCAGCACGTTCAGCGTTCTTCTTTTGCTTAGCTGTAGTGCGAAACTCTTCAACCATGTCTAAGACAGACTTACCTACGTGGTCATTATTTTGTGTAGTCTCTGAGTAAGAGTTGCCAAACAAATCCTTCAACTCTTCAGTCTCCCTACAATCAGCCATGCCGTATACTTCTTCAAGTGTAATCATCTTTAATCTTCACCTTCAATAATTTCATCTTCATAGAAGTAGTCGTTAATGTTGACATAGCCTTCATCCACTAACCACTGAACTACAGTGTGGTTTTCAATGTCGTTCTGCATCAACAAGTCTTCTAGTGGATAGTTCTCCGCCAGTATTTCAACTTTATCTTTAATCATTCTGCATCTTTAACCTCCCTTGTTTCTTTATGTTTTTCTATAGGTATTAACGCTTCCAGGATTGCGCAAACCTCACCACCACGTTCAGCGGCTATTAGAGCTATTGGCTTTTGGCCTGCTAGATGTGGGTGCGCCGTGTTCAGCCATGTATCAGCCTCGTCTGGATCGTAATATTCCATTAAGCGACGGAACATCACGGCTGTCGTCTTTGCTACGATTAGACAATCATGACGCGGGGTTTGGTCTATCATTCTCCATACTCATCTTTGAGCATCTTCATGCTAACAAACTGTGGTTCAAAACGACCTTCACCTACGTCGTGCATTACTACAATACCTTTCCACCAGTCTAGGTTCGCTTGACCCGCCCAGCTTTCTTCTTTGCCTTTAAAGCACCCGACCACC